AAATGGAAGAGGATTATATTAAAGGAAAACGGTGTTATCCTGTTTTTACAGCACATTTGAAAGATGAACCAAAAAAAATAGGCAGTGAGAAAGTGCGAGTGTTTTTTGGTGCTTCAACAGACCTTAAATTGATTGTCCGTAAGTATTACTTACCTATTGTTAGGTTGTTATCCGAAATGCCACTAATGTCAGAATGTGCTGTTGGGATTAATAGTCACGGTACAGATTGGGGGGAAATGATTTCACATATTTCATTCCATGGTGAAGATCGGATAGTTGCTGGTGATTATTCTGGATATGATCAACAATTACCGTTGAACGTCACTCAAGCTTGTATGGGTATTTTAATTCAAATGGCTGAAGATATTGGATATGATGCCGAGTCCTTAATTATTATGAGATCTATTGTTCCTGATATTACCACACCTGTTGTTAACTTTTATGGATCATTGATAATGTTAATGGGAGGCAATCCTAGCGGTCAAAATTTAACCGTTTATTTGAATTCTTTAGTAAATTCCATTTTGTCACGGTGCGCATTTTATAGTTTGGCACCTTCGCAGAGCTTTGCTTATTATCGGAAATATGTACACCAAATTACATATGGAGATGATGACGTTGGTTCTGTTTCCACTTTGTGTCCTTGGTTTAATTCTGTTTCTAAAGCAGAAGTATTACATTCTTATGGATTAACATACACACCACCCTCGAAAACCGGTTCTCATGTAGCTTATATGGATTTAAAAGATGTAGATTTTTTAAAAAGGAAAAATGTATATATTCCTGAAATTTCAGCATGTATTGGCGCTTTGGAGGAGGATTCAATTATGAAATCTTTGTCACATGGAATTCCATCCAAAGAAATGACTGAAGAAGAAATATTTGGACAAGTAGTTGACGGAGCTCTACATGAGTATTTTGCTCATGGGAGGGAAAAATATGAAACTTTTAGGGAGAAAGTTTCTGAATTTTCAATTAGACATAATCTGCAAAGGTTTTCCCAAACCTT